ATTCACTAACCAAGAAGGAGTTCTCCAAGATGGATAAAGAACTTGAAACTTATTATAACAATTACTTTGAATTATTCCTTACAGAGGGATGGAAGCAACTAGTAATTGACTTAGAGAATAACATTAAGTCATTCAATGTATCTTCTCTTAAAGACTCTGAAGAGTTATTCAAAGCACAAGGCAGCTTGAATGTACTATATAGTCTATCTAACTTAGAGAGTACAATCAAGAATGCTTTTGAAGAGATTACTAACAGCGATTCTCCTTTAGAGGAGGACGATTAAGGAGGTGGTCTGATCTCCTAGGTGCTCTGAAGGCTACGTAGTATAGAGCACCTTTGTATTAGCCTTCACCTTGGTAATAGGTAACCTCTTGGAAACACTTGGGGACTTGTGAGACTAAGAAGCCTATTTGTATACATTCCATAATAGCGTTAGCTACGGAGTAATTAATAATGACAGAATATAATGAAGAGCACAATAACGAAGAACTGAATGAAGAGTATGTTAACTTTGATGAGGAACCTGCTGAAGAGCAGACAAGTCCTGTTGAAGATGAACTACCTGAAAAGTATCAAGGTAAAACACCAGCTGAATTAGCTAAGATGCACCAAGAAGCAGAGAAGATGATGGGGCGTCAAAGCTCTGAAGTAGGTGAATTACGTAAGATAGTAGATGACTTCGTTAAGGTACAACTCTCAACGCAACAACAGTCCCGACAACAAGAAAGCTACGAAGCCTATGACGACGATGAAGAAGAACTAGACTTCTTTGAAGATCCTAACAAGGCAATTGATCGTGCTATACGTAAACATCCCAAAGTCAGAGAAGCTGAACAGATCACAGCACAGCTAAAACAACAAGAAGCTGTTGCACGTTTAAAGGCTGCTCATCCAGACTTTGCAGACATTGTTCAAGATACTAACTTCCAAGAGTGGGTTAAGAAGTCTAAGATACGTACACGTTTGTTACAAGAAGCAGATAGTAGTTATGATTTCGATTCTGCTGATGAGTTACTTACCACTTGGAAAGAACGTCAGAACATTGTAAAAGAAGCTGCAACCACTGAAACAGCAGCACGTAAGCAACAGGTCAAACAAGCCTCAACAGGAGCTGCTAGAGGAACTGGTGAAGCTCAACAGCGTAAGGTCTATCGTAGAGCTGACATTATTAAACTTATGCAAACAGACCCTGATCGCTACATGGCATTAGCTGGAGAGATCCGCAAAGCCTATGCAGAAGGAAGGGTGCGCTAATAAAACTATACTATTAAGGAATATATACAATGGCAACTTTTTCTCCTAATACTGGTAATACAGTAACTAAAGCTAACGCAGGTCGTGAGTTTATCCCTGAGTTATGGTCTGATGAGATCATCGCAGCTTATAAGAACAACCTAGTACTCGCTAACCTAGTTAACAAAATGCCCATGACAGGTAAGAAAGGTGATACTATGCATATCCCTAAGCCTACTCGTGGTCAAGCAAACCGTAAAGACGCAGCTGATACTGTAACCATTCAACAGACTTCTAATGATGAAGTATTGGTTAACATTACTGAGCACTTCGAATACTCTCGTTTGATTGAAGATATCACTGAAGTACAAGCTATGGATTCACTTCGTCGTTTCTACACAGACGATGCAGGTTACCAGTTAGCTAAGCAAATGGATACTGACCTACATACTCTAGGTAAGAAACTAGGTAACGGTGATGGCACTTCTTATGTTCACAGTGCTTCTTACCAGTTCAACACTTCTACTGGTCGTGCAGAAGCTTATGATGCTGACGGCACTGCTGACGTAGGTGAATTCAACGACGCTGGCTTCCGTGACTTAATTCAATTCTTGGATGATGCTGATGTCCCTATGGACGGCCGTAGCTTGATTATCCCACCTAGTGCTCGTAACACTATTATGGGTATTGATCGCTACCAGTCAAGTGACTTCGTAGATGGTCGTGGTGTTGTTAATGGTCAAATCGGTACTTTGTATGGCATCGATGTCTATGTATCAACTAACTGTCCTGTGATGGAAACAGGTGTTAAAGCTGGTCTGTTGATCCATCGTGATGCATTCGTACTAGCTGAGCAAATGGCTGTACGTTCACAGACTCAATACAAGCAAGAGTACTTGGCAACTCTGTTCACTTCTGACTGCTTGTATGGTCTACAGACTCTACGTCCAGAAGCTGGTGTTGTTATCGCTCTACCTGCTTAATAGAATTACAAGTTAGTTAATAATAGGGAAGGCTACATTGACTCTAAAGTCTCTGGAGTCTTCCCTTTTTTTGTATCTAGGAGATATAAATGACAGATTATACTAAAACAACGAACTTCACAGTAAAGGATACTTTAGTAACAGGTAATCCTGCTAAGATCATCCGAGGTTCTGAGTTTGATACAGAATTCAATAACATACAAGTCTCTGTAGCTACAAAGGCTAACATAGCGTCTCCTAGTTTTACAGGTGATGTGACAACTGCTGATGGGAGCTTTGTTGGGAACTTAATAGGGAACGTTACAGGCAACGTAGTCGGTAATGTCACTGGAGACTTAACAGGAGACGTTACAGGCAACGTAGTCGGTAATGTCACTGGAGACTTAACAGGGAACTCTACAGGGCTTCATACAGGCAACGTAGTCGGTAATGTCACTGGAGACTTAACAGGGAACGTTACAGGGAACGTAGTAGGTAATGTAACCGGAACAGCTTCTAACGCTGATCAGCTAGATAGCCTAGATAGTACACAGTTTCTACGGAGTGATGTATCAGATACCTTTACAGACTTAACAGGTAACTCTTTAACTGCTAACATTATCACAGACAATGTAGACGGTACAGGCAACTTAGTCTTTGAAAGGAATGCTTCAGAACGCATGCGCCTGACTAGTGATGGGGCTTTGTTGGTAGGGACTACAGAATCAG